CTCCAGTTATTTTAGTTTCTCCAGTCAAAGTTGTCGTCCAATTGAGATGTTGGATCTTTACTGGATGTGACAACCATAATCTAAAATCATCACGTGAAGTTGAAATCGGCTCAATTCGACTTCGTGATATTTTAACCATTGATAAGTCGGCTTCTACGACTTGTGCATTGTCTCCTAAATCTTCGGAGGAGACGCCGGTATTATTAACGTTGAGTTCAGCACGAGAATTCTTACGCATCAACAGACCTCGCAATCTATTGTGCGGTTGTCTCATTATTACAAGAGAGTCAGGGCCCTATTCTTCCTATTTGAGATAGTTAAGGAAAATAGCATACATAAACTCTCAGGATCCCCCCTTTATTTAACGTGTCGGAAGAATAATTGGTAAACACGGATAGCACCTCTATCAACACATGAACGTCGTGAACGTTCCGTTTCTAAACTCCTCTGCAATCATATTCCAGTCTAGCAAACGCAGTCCAATGGCCATTTGATGCTTCTCGAATACTTCAACCAAATCTAACTTAGTTTGTTCGAAGAAATCGCGGCCATGCAACCATGCTTCACGCTGCACAGTTTGAGCCACATCACACAACCTCTGTCTTGGAGTAAGATTCGCATCCTTACTCTGAAAGCACAAGGCTTTGAAGATGGAATCTAATTCAATGGGAGCCAAAAAAGCGGACATCTCATCACTCCACACAAACTTCCTTTTGAGAAACGTCAAATTCTCAAATGGAATATGCTTTCTGATCTCTCCACTCTTATCAGCGTTAGTGACAGTATATCCAACGGCTCTATAAACCTGTTGTATCGTGATCATGTTAAAAACCTCGATAATACTATTACACACTGATGTCACATTGTCATCTCCACACGTAGCCACAACTACGAAAGAACGAAATTCTGAAGCTCGTTTCTTCGTCAACAAAACGAAAGCAACGCGTATCAAAATCGAATTCACAACACTATTCATGATCAATGTAACTATGACTCCACTTGGCAACCCAAACATCTTCAACATGACGTCTAGGTTAT